ATTTTTTATATAATTTATATTATCATTATCAATTTCACATTCATAAAAATATTCTTTATCTTTACTTAAAATTTTTAACCAATTATAATAATATTCAAAAGAATTTTTATCTAAAGTATTTATATATTCTAAATCTTGTTTTAATTTACATATTTCAGGTAATTTAATATGATCAGTATTATTACCATAAATATTGTAATTATTTATTTCCATTTAATCCCCTTTTTATTTTGATGGTGGAACTGAATTTATCATCCAAGATACTAATCCATTATAAATATCATTTGTATAAAATTCAACTACAACCATTGAACCTATTTGAGGTATACTATTTTTAGCATTAGGAGTAGATGAAATTGGATTTTTTATAAAGTACCAAGGTAAATATGCTTTGTTTATTCCCTTTGTTAATTCATCAATTTCTACTTTAATTCTACCTAATTTTTTGGGGTCTTTATTATCTACTACTTTTCCATTAAATATACCATCTTTTAATTTTTTAGTATTTGAATTTATTAAATACATATGTTTAAGAGTATTTAACATTTTTATTCCTTTTAATCATTTATAAAATCTCTAACTAATATAAATCTTTGAGATGTTCTTTCTCTACTTATTTTATATATAATACTTTCTACTAAATATTTTCCACCTAACTCGTCGTATTGATGTTGTCCTGAATGATTTACTAATTTAACAGGATCTAAAATAGTTAATATATCATTTGTAACAAATTGATTTACAACGACTAAATTAACTTTATACATTTGTAATTGATTCCATTTAGCATAATTTGTAACTTTAGCATCAAAATACATAGGATGTGTATTATAACTATCTATTTCTGTTGCATATTTAGTATTTAATTTTTTATCATAATAATTTTTACCATTCAATGATTTCAAATCAGTTTTATGTGTAATTCTTTTCCAATTTTTAGGTTCAAGTGAAATCAATTCTTTTCCTGAACTCATAAAATTTTGTAATACATTATTTGATTCAATACTCATACTTTCAAAACCTACTATTGTATCTGATTGAACATCTTGATGTTTGAAAGTAACTTTAGGTCCTTTAGCAAATTGTTTTTTAGCATCATATACTAATAATTTTTTTTCTATATTTAATCCAAAAATTGGATATGAATTAGGAATGTATGTTCTTTCTAACACATCTTCTACAAATTGTTTTTCACTTATATTATATTTAATCCAATGTTGAATACAAGAATCAGTATATTCTATTTTTTTATCTAATGTTACACCACCTTGAAGTGCTTGATAACTTGCTTTATTATCAAATACTTCAATTTTAGTGTTAAAAATATAATCCAAAACATCACTAACACCACTTAAAAATATTGTGAATCCATTATCATCTACTAATGTTGAACTAAAATTTACTAATCTAAATTTATAATATCTTAATTCAGCATCTGTTTTTCCAAATCCTATGGTAATCAATTTATTTATTTTGAATTCTTTCATTATTTTTGTATCAGGTAAAGATAAAACTAATTCAAAAGAAGGTAATATTCCCCCTGAATGTTGTTCTATAACTAAACTTTGAAATAAATCAAAATTGTTTATTTCAAAACCACCTATTTTCAAATCAATTACAAATTTATCTAATTTTAACATATTATACCTTTAAGATGGATATTTAATATTAGATGATAATTCGAGTAAATCACTTATATTGGGTAATTTTATTTCTTTTGTTTCATAATTAAAAGGGTCTAGTATATTATTTAATAAAGCAATTATCCACCAATATTGTTCTGTATCATATTCTTCAAATGATAATAAATCTAATGGTTTATTTGTATATATAATTTTATATGTTTTTAGATTATGTATCATGTTTAATTTTGATGAATCTAAATCATCATAAATAATTCCTGTAAATTTTAATAAGTCATCTTGATTTATTTCTATCATCTTTTTCCTTTTATATAAAAATATAAATTTATTTAATATTAAAAATTTTATTTCATTTTTTCTCTTTTGAATTTATATTATAATTATATAATATTTTTAATAAAAAGTCAACTAAATTATATAAAAATTATACTGTTACCCAACTACTTATTTCACTTGCTTCTAATTGTCTATAAGCAGTTAAAGAAACATTTAATTTCATATATAATGGCTTACCACTATCATCAGTAATTGTTGTATAACTTTGTGATACACTTGTAGCAAAAAACACAGCACCGGTAGAAAACCAATTACCTATTGTAATTGATATTAAACTACCATCTAATGCTTTTGGATTTGTCGTCAATTCCTTTAATTTACTAGCAGGATATATATTTGTTAATAAAATGCCACTTTCTGTTTTTGGCATTGTCCATTTTGCTACTGTTTGATTTATAGCACTATACGACGAAGCACCAAATCCTCCTGGAACTATTAAAATAGGAATAGAAAAAGAAGGGTTTGTTCCACCTGCCCAAGTTTTAACTGTTGCACTCATTCTTTGAACACCTGCTTTTTCTATTAATCCAACTCCAAAATCACCCATAAGTTTTCCTGCAATTGCTTTAGCACCACCCATAAGAGTACTTCCTATACCATCTGCTAAAACAGAATCCGACATTTCCATTCCCATAGAAATATCTAAACTATCTGTATCTAAAATACCCATAATTGTTCCACCACCTCCAGATAAAATGACTTTATAGTTATCAATTTCATCATTAGTGTATGTTTGAAATAAATTCATTTACTTTCCTTTTATAAATTTATTTAATATATTTTTATTAAAATTTATATAAAAACTTATATTAAAATGCTGTTATTATACTCAAAGACTTATCAGAAATTCTATCTGGTGTTAATTTTTTAACCACACCACCATCATTTGATTGACTATTATTTATTATAGTAGGAGAAGATTCTTTTTTGTCTTTAACTAATTCTTTGGTATTTATTTTTGGACTGTCATCTGATGTTGTTTTTTTAGACATATGATTTTTGACATCTTTTAGATTTTTTCCTGTTAAATGTGCTATCATAACAGGATTAGTCTCACCTTTTTGGATTAAATCATCCACAGGTTTCATATCATTATCGTCTATATTAGTAGATGTATCTCCAAAAATTTTTTTCATTGTTGAATTTAAGAAACCACTTTCTTTAGGTTGCAAATCTTTATTAATATCTTTTAATTTTAATTCATTAATATTTTTAATACTACTTTTTTTATCTTCTAATTTTGTTTGTAAAGTTTTTATTTTATTTTGAATAAATTTTGTTTGAACATCGACTAATTTTTTATTTGGATTCAATTTAACCATTTCCAATTGTTCTTTGTATCTCGAAATTTGATTTTCTATTTGTTTAATTTCCGGTGTACTTTCATCCGTATCTGTGTTTGAATTATTTTCTACAGGACTAAGTGTTTCATTTGAATTTGATGTTTCTTCTTTTACTGATGTGTTTTCGTTTACATTTGTTTTTAATTCATCATTAACAGGATTAGGTGTTTCATCAACATTATTTTTAATACTACTTTTTTTATCTTCTAATTTTGTTTGTAAAGTTTTTATTTTATTTTGAATAAATTTTGTTTGAACATCAACTAATTTTTTATTAGGGTTCAATTTAACCATTTCTAATTGTTCTTTATATTTTGAAATTTGATTTTCTATTTGTTTGATTTCTGATGTACTTTCATCTTTTTTTGAATTATCATTAGAAGTTTTTTCTGTTTTAGATGTTTCTTCTTTTACAATTGTATTTTCATCTTTTTTTGAATTATCATCTACAGGATTAGGTGTTTCACTTGGACTAGGTGTTTCTTTTACTGATATATTTTCATTTGTTTTTAATTCATCACTAACAGGATTAGGTGTTTCTTTCTTAGAAGTATCATTATCAATTTTTTTAATAGTATTTTTATCTAAAACTGGTTCCAAACTTTTTAATTCTATTTTAGATTCTTTTAATTTTTCTATACCTTTTTCAGAAATATTAATTATACCATTATTATTTGTTGCTGATTTATCTTTTATTAATTCAGCAAGAATTGATTTAGATTTATCATCTACTTTACTTAAATTTTCTATTTTAGATTGTGTTTCTTTTGAAAAATCATCATATTTTGATAATATTTGTAAATCTTTACTTGATACTTGTAATAAACCATTCCAATCTTTAACTTCACTATTTCCAAAGAAATTATGTTCTACTATTCCTTTATCTTTTAATGAATTAAATATTTCTTTAGATTTATCATTTGAAAATAATGATAATGCCGCACCAATAGGTGTTAATTTAATTCCTTTTTTAATTAAATCCATAGCACCACTAATTGCTTTATCAGTTGAACCTTCTCCTAGTAAAGAATCTACACCATCTTTTACTAATCCTAAAGGAGTAGCATTTTCTAGTATTGATTTTGTCATATCTTCTGCTTTGTCTAAAAATCCTTTAGGTTTTTCTTCTTTTGACTCACCTTTTAATTTATCATCTTTAGATTTATCATCTTTATTTGGTTTAGTATCTTTAATTTCTTTCTTTTTTTCTTTAGGTTTTGGTTTTTCTAATTTATCAACTTCTTTTTTTGAAGAAGAATCTAATAAACGTTCTAATGATTTTAATTTAGTTTCATCTTGTAAAATATTGGTTCTTTTTAACATTTCCAATCCACCAGCATTTAATTTAAATCCATCATCAGTTTTTTCTGCCATTCCTTTAGAAACCATGTCTGCTAAATAATGTTTAACATCATCATCAGTTTTTTCTAATTGTTCAATAGTTTTTTTATCAGACTCAGACCAATCGTCGTATCTATCTAATGCATCTAATTGTTTTTTATCTAAAATTAATACTTTACTCCAATCTGTGATTTCACTATCACCAAAAAAATTATGATTAACGGCACCTTGACTTTCTAATTGATCCATTATTTCTTCAGAATCATCGTCAATACTTAAATGATATAAACCATATGCTGCGGCACCTAATGCTGCCGCACCAGCGACCACAGGTAATGCTGTCATTGCCATAGAACCTACACTTGCCAAAGTACTTCCAGCACCCGCTAACATACCACCTTCACCTAAAATTGAAGCACCACCTAACATTTCACCTACTGCGTCAACTCCTGGAATTTTCGAAGCAATACCACCTACTTTAGATGCGACATTTCCTATTTTAGAACCTAGTCCTTTAGGTAAAAATTTAGATAATTTAGATGGTCTTTTATTTTTACCTCTTTTATTTCTACTTCTTTTATTATCTCCAAAATTTAATCCTGAATCTCCTGTATCTAAAGAAGATAATTCTCTTTGAGTTTGATCTGATTCAGTTTTAGTAACTTTAGTATTAGTTTTAATGTCTTTATCGAGTTTATTATAATTTTTATTTTCATTTTTAATCAATTCTTTTGTTTGTTTATCGATAGAAGTTTTAACTTGGTCTAATTTATTTGTTGTTTGTTTTTCATTTCTTCTAAATAATTTTTCATTTATTGCAGATTTTGTTTTATCATAACCTGATTTTAATTTTTCTCCTACTTTTTCTACTAATGTACCTTCTCCAAATAAATGATCTAATAACATCTCTCCTGATTTTTGTCCTAAATCTTCAAAATCTGAACTTTGTTGTAGTTTAGATATAACACTTTCGTTTTCTTTAATATTAAGATTATTAAGTGTCTTTTCCATATTTTCCACTAATTCTTGATTTTGTTTATATCGTTGTTCTTCTTTTATTTTAGATGCATTATCCATTTTACTATCTGTACTATTTTCTTTTATGAATTCTATTAATTTATATGTAGTATCTTTTTGTTCTTTATCGATATTAGTTAAATCATTGATAGATTTAATTAATGTTTCTTGAGTTATATCACCCTTTTCAAAAGATTTATATAATTCTGATATTTGAGATTTTTGTTCTGATGTTAATTCTTTGATTTCTTTATCAAAAGCAGTAACAAATGTGTTTTGAGTTTCAAATAATTTATCGATGTTATTATTAAAAGTATTGGTTAATTCTTTAATACTTTCATCATTTGTTTCTTCTAATTTAGATATAAAATCATTATATGAAATTGTATCACTTTTTAATTCTTCAATTAAATTATTAAAATTAGGTATTTTTTCTTTTATACTACCAAATTGAGATTCAAAAGTTTTAATGTCTTTTTCTATAATGTTTTCCATATCTTTTCTTAAAACATTATTTATAATAGATAAAAATTGTTTATCTAATATTTCTTTAATACTATCTTTATTAGATATTTCTATTTTTTCTTTTTCAAATTTTTCTATTAATTTATCAACATCTTTATATGCATTTATATCACCATTTTTTATTTCATCTAATACAACAAAAAATTCTTTTTCTAATTTTTTTCTTGTAACAATATTTATTTTTTCATTTGCATCTAAATCATTTTTAATTGTAGATAATAATTTTATGTTACTTTCATTTTCAATTAACATAGTATTAACAGCATTTGTTATTTTATCTAAGTCTTTTACATTTGAATTATTTAACATATTTATAACATCGTTTTTATTATTTTTATCTAAATTTTTAGATTTATTTACTTTTTCTACAGTATCAATATAATCATTTTGTAAAGCATTTAAATTTATAAGATTTTTATTTATACTTTCTAATAAATTTTCTTGATTATTCATTTTTATATTGGTTAAATTTATTTCATTATATTTTTCTATTAATTTTTTATTTTCATCTGATAATTCTTTGGTTGAATCGTTCTTCAATTCTTCATAAATGTTTTTTATTTCATCAATAACTGTATTTATATTATTATAAGTAAAATTTTCTTTTTCTGTTTTTGTTTTATATTCTTTAAGGAATTCCTTTATTTCGCTGTTAATCATAACTACACACCTTTGTTTATACTTTTTTACTTTTGTTTTTCTATTAATGCTTTATGATATTCTAAAAGTGAAATAACATCTGAATATAAAATATCTTTGGGAATATTAGTGTTGAATATTTTTTGATATGCATATTTTATTTCAATTATACTTTTGTATTGTATATTAGGGATATACCTTTATATCATTTATATTAACTATAATTTTATTTTTGTGTCCACATCTTCTACATCTTTTTATTATAGGTTTTATTCCAATTACAATATCTTCTTCTAATTCAACTAATTTTTTGATTTCTGATAATTTTGGATTTTTAACAATATATTTTATCTTTTCTTCTAATGGTTTATCTATATCTAATAAAGAAGCAAGTACTAAATATTTTACATCAATATCACTTTTGAATTCATTCATTTGAATAATATCTTTTACTAATATTGGTTTAGTTTTAATTTTTTCATTCATAATTGTTATTTCTTCAAATTTTGTTATTTTAGGGTCTTCAAATTCAAAATCACTTAAATTTATAGTATCATTAATAGGATATCCACATTCTACAAATTCTTCATTTTCTTCAATATTTTTTAATTTGTCTGTTATTTTTTCTAAAACATCTTTTAATTTATTGAATTCTGCTTTTTCTAAATCAGGATTAGACATTTCATTTGTCAATTCTATTATTTTATTATTTAATTCATCAATTTTAGGATTTTTAATTATTCCTTTACAAGTTAATGTACTTTGCCATCCGAAATTATCTATTGTTATCGTAGATATTATAGATAATAAAGTTAAAAAATCAATGTATTCTAATTCTAAAATATTTATACCTTTTATCATATTTTTATATATAAGAACTAATTGATTAATATTTTCTTTAATTGAACTAAAATTATTTATAAATTTAGAAATTGAATCTATTTCAGTTATATACATACCTCTAACATAAACTTTATTATTATCATAATATCTAAATTTAGTAGGTAAATCATCAATTTCAAAATATTCTACATTTAATCCATCTTCTTCAAATATTTTTATACTAGTTTTAGTGCTATTTTTATTACTATTCTTAGTATTCACATATACTCCTTTTATGATTATTTAATTTTTATAATTATTTTTCACATAGTAGAAAAAGAAGTTATTGTTAAATTAACAGGAAAAGTATTTAACGAATAACCTTGATCTCCTCTTACCGAAATATTACCTGTTGGAAATCCTGTTATGACATATTTTTTAATCGTTGTTTTATCTTTATCATATAATTCAATTATAAATGTTATGCCTTTTCCATCTATTTCGTTAAAAGCAATAGCATTTTTTTGGTCTTTCCAATAATCTTCAAAAAAACCACATAAATTAAATCCCATGTCTATAAAAGTTAAACTCAACGATTTTGGCATTTGTCTTTTCTTAAATGTTTCAATGTTATATCTACTTGATACCATTAAAGATTCATTTTCTACTTCATAATCAAATGAATAATCAGTAATAGGACAATATCCATCTAATACATTAAGATTTTCATGTGATGTACTATATATTACCCATTGTGTTGTATGAGTTGGTTCAAAATTTTTAGCATTATTATATGAAAAAACTTTACTTGAATTATTTGCTGCATTCATACTTTTCCTTCAATATATTTTATTTTACATTTTATTTTACATTTTATTTTACATTTTATTTTTTATATTTATTATCATGTTTTTATTAAAAAGATAAGAAGAAAAATCTTCTTACCAAGTTTGTCCTGAATTTTCTCCAGACCAATGCCAATCATTGTATTTTAATGTTAATGTAGGCATAAATGCTCCAGCATCTTGTCCTAATTCTCCACCTGCTTCATATGATGGTAAACAATCAACTAAATCATAAGTTTGTGTTACACTATCATCGGGCGCAAGTAATTGAATTCTAACTTGTGCTTGTAATTCTTTCGTAAATGCTTGTTTTCCTGTTGTATTATTAACTTCTCCATTCCAATAAGCATCTAACCATTTGAATAAAGCACTCATAACTGTTGCATCTGTATCTTCAGGAAATGTAAATGTTAATTCTCCTGCTTTGTTTACTTTTCCAACATAGTTATAAGTAAAACCACCAACTTGAACTTCAGTATGTGTAACTTCTGCTGCTGGTACTCCTACTCCTGTACATTTAATTTCCATATCTTCTGGAATATCAACTACTTTTGGAGATTTTACAAAAGTCATTATCCAATGATGAGTTTGTTGAATTTCACCCATTGCTTTTCTAACTCTGTTATAATCAAATTTCATTATTTGTCCTTTATAATTTTTTTTATTCAAATATTTTATTCAAATATTTTATTTGAATCTTTTTTGAATTCTTTTAATTTCATATCAAATTTATATATAAACATAAAGAGAAAATAAATTCTCTTTATATATTATAATTCAACTTTAATATCAGCACCATTGTTATATATTGCTAATGTTACTGGAATAAGTTCAATACTTCTTGTAGGTTTAATTCCTATAAATACTGGCATTGTATTATTATCAATATCTTGAGGTGTAATAATACTTTTAATTGCAACTTGATAATCATATAAACCTTGTTTAGATTTGATATCTGCTAAGAAATCAAAAATTGCTTTTTCTGTAATAGTCCAAGTTCTTTCAGTATTTAATTCAAATAATTTATATTCTAACATATTTTTAACACCATATTTAATAACAATTAATAACATTGCTACACTTCTATCGTTTAATGGTGATGGTTTAGAATATAATGTTTTATTACCCCAAATAGCAAATCCATCTTTTTTAGTATATTTTAAAGGATTGATTTTATTTTCAGTTAAGAAATCTCTATCACCTTCATTAGGTTTAATTTTACTATCAATAACAGTAATTCTTCCTCTTAACCAACCTGCTGCTGGATACCACATATAATAATTTCTATATGTATAACTTTGACTTGCTGCTGCAAAAGCATCTGGTCCTACCCAAACATATTTTTGGTTATATCTATCATAAATTTTTACCCATCCAGCAAAATATGACATTTTTTCAGTATTAAGATTTAATCTTGCTACATCTTTTGCTAATCCATTTTTCCAATCTGTTGTATCTTCAACATTAGGATTACTTGAAATATATCCGTGTGATAAATCAGTTGTATCTACTAATTTCTTCATTTCTTGAACATAAGCAGTATCATAATAACCACCACTCATTATTAAAGTAACAGGTGTTTCAGCATAATTAAACATTGTATTCAATGCTTCAATCATATCTTTAGTTGTAATTAAACTACCTTCATTACCACCTTTCATTAAATTAACACCAGCATCTAATAATTTACCAGCAATATCTTTAATATATATGATTTTTCCTAATGGATAATTATAAAATACTTTATCTAATCTACTAATAGTGTAATGTTTTACTCCATTTAGAATGTTTTTATCTAAATCTGTATATTCTTTATCAAATTTATAAACTTGAGTTTTTACTTCATTACCATCTAAATCAGTATAAGTTTTTTCAATTTCATATTCTTCGAATTTTCTATCTAATTTAATTATTTTATCATCACTATTGATTTCTGCAATTTTATATTCTTTTGTTAAAATTACATCACCATTAGCATCAACATCATAAGCAAATTTAATTCTATCATCAACTTCTAATTCATCTACACTATCTAATGTAACATATATATGGTCTTTAAGAACATCTTCTGCTAAATAATTTTCTTTAGGTAAGAATATATCTTCTTCTAATTGTCTCCAATAACTATGGTCTGTAATTAAAGGTAATTTTTCTAAATTTTTATTATCAATAACTTTAATGTATTTTGATTTTTCATTGATTTTATCTTCAAGATACATTTGTTTTCCAAATCCATCAATAAAATCTTCTTTAGTTACTTCCCAAGTTTCTACTAAAACTCCATCATAATATACAATAACATTAAATGCATTTTCATAATTTTTACTTGGTGTTGTTCCTACACTAATTTTATTAAAATCAACTGAAGGGTCTTTTCCAACTACTAAGAATGAATCTCTTTCTTCGAATTGTGCTTGAATAACTTTGTAAACTTTTAAGTCTTTTGTAACTACTACATTACTATCAACTTTAATATATTTTTCTTCAATTGTAACTTTGTCTTTTTCTTTGAAAGTAGTTTCAGTATCACCAATTTTAATTTCATCGTCATCTTGCATAGCATCAGCATTTAATACTAATAATTGATCGCTTGATGTTGCACTTCTTCCTGCAAATACTTGTGGGTCATAACTTACATAATCTCCATCAGAATTCTTAACAAGAATTTCATCACCTTTATTGATATCAACACTATCATCAATTTTAATTAAATCGTAATCTACTTTTTTAGTTAATAAATCAGTAACAGTATAAGTAGGTTCTTCTTCTCCAACTTTATCTTCTGAAGAATTTAATTCATTTAAAGTTTTATCACTAAATGAAACTCTATCTTGAATTTTTAAGTTATCAAAAGTATCAACTATAATTTCATCTTTATCACTATCTTCAAGAATTTTAGAACTTTCTAATTCATATTCTTTATTAGTTTCATACATAGGAAATACAAAACTTTCCAATTCTTTTTCAGTTAAACCTTCTATTGGTTTTACAGTCAACATTTCATTATCAAATGGTGTAAATGCATCTGTTGGAACATCTTTAACTTTACTTCTAACTAATGCACCAGCATATTTAACATCATCGTGCGCTGCTCTTGTTACCCATAATTTATCACTTTCTTGTAAATATACAATTGCTGAATAAAATTCAGGATATCTTGTATCAGGTTCTCCAAATACATCAATTAATTCATTTTCTGAAGTTATCAATGTAGGTTTACCAACAGGACCTTTTTTACTTCTAATAACAATTCCACCATAAATACCTGGTAATGACGGAACTATTGAACTTCTATCTTGTTGTTTTATAATTACTTTTGCACTTGACATAATTTTTCCTTTTTATAATTTTTTTAGAATAAGTTTATTTCTATTTTTTTTAGAAATATCTATAAATAATTTTTCATTTTCTAAATTTACGATAACTTTACCCCTTGCTGGTATAGAAATACTATCATTAGCATATCCGTTCATACCAATATTAACAAATTGTTGTAAATCTGTTTTATTAATTATTTGAACTAACATTTATTTTTTCCTTTTATTTTTATTTAATTTTTATTTAATTTTCTTCTACATTATAATTATGAAGTAATTTATCATCATAATTATTTTTAGGAAGAAAATCCATAACAAGATTAACTTTTTTAATTGGTTTAGTTCTTGATTCAAAATTACTTAAAACAGGTCCCGTTATTTTAGCATTAAATGTTAAGTGTTGTATATTTCCATATTGTTGAAAATCTATATGACCTATTTCACTAATTTCTTCAAATGTTATATTATAATTGAAAGTTATAGGTTCAATGTCATCATCTATTATAAATTCTATATCAAATCCCATAGATTTATTAGCAAACTTAAATAAATAAAGAAATTGTAAATCATTTATTATATTAGTAGAAGATGTTATGATTTCAAAATCCATTTCAAAATCAGCAAATATCATATCTCTAACAGGATAATCATCAGGAGTAGTATTATAATTTTCTTTAATCCCTCTTAAATATTGAATTACATTAGGATCTTTTATTTTATTCCATTCCATTTTTGTTTTCATAGTTTCCTTAGGGTCAAATACTAATTCAAAATTTATATTATTAAACATATCAGGATTTTTTTTAATAGGATTATATTTATATAACATTAATATATAACTTTCCTTATGTAATTTTTTAATCGTTTTTTCATCAAATAAATCAACATCTTTATACATATATCTGTAATTTATAGAAGATACATATTGTTTAATTATACCTATGTCTGAATTATATTGTGTTTGAATATCATAACCATATTCTTTGAAATAAGTTATTATATATTTAACAAATTCATTATATATTTTACTTATCATTGTTATGTTTTCTCCTTTTATATTATTTAATATTTTTAAATTTATTTATTATAATTTTATTTAATTGGTTTATATTTTTTAATGTTATTAATACTATTATTAGTACTTTTATTAGTATTATTACTGTCAGAATCATTATTTGAATTGTCATTAGAAATATTATCGAATAAATTATCTAAATCAACTTCAACGAATTCATTATTTTTTGTGTGTTCATCAACATCTTCTTTATATTGAGTATTATTATAATCAAGCATAAAATCAAAATTAGATTCATCTTCTAATTCATCAAATTGTTCTTGAATTTCATCTATTTTATCTTCTTCATTGTCATCATCATTATAAGATACAACAGGTACTAAATAATATTTTCTAAATATTAAACTTTCATCATCTTTATATTCAGTAGTATCATTTACTCTATATTTTAATATTCTATTACTATTTAATGTAGCAACGATTAAACTATATTTAGGTATATCTAAATCATTAGGAACATATAATATTTTTTCATCAACAGTTATTTGATCGAAAACACCAGGTAAAGTAGTTTGTCCTTCGCTAAAAATAGCAGGTATTAACATTTTTTGTTCTATATCTGGTTCCTCTCCATATTTAATATCATCATCATAATATCCGTGTTGTAAATTTTTAATATTTTTAGGAAAATAAACTTTACAATCTATTCCATACATTGTAGTCAAAACATTTATGGATAAATTACATCCTATTTTAATTGGATTAAATAAATTCAATTTGATATCCTTATAAATTTTATTATTATTTAATAATTTTATAATTTAAAAGATATTTAATTGTTTATTATATATGAATTTAAAAATGTATTTTATTAAATGATATTTTGATAATATATTTTTAATTTTTATTTATTTTATGATTTTTATTTTAGTAGTAATTGTATTTATGTAGAAAATTTATGTAGTATTGAAGAGTAGAAAAGAAAAAGATATTATAATTCAATATCTAATTCTTCAAAATTAGATTCAACTTCTTTTATGAGTTTGTTTTTAATAAAAAAATCAAATTTTTTTATTTTATTTTTACTTATACTAAAAGTTTCATCTTTTTTATAATTAACATCATTAAAAATAAAGTCATTTATAACTTTATATATTTTTGTTTTATTCTTCATATTTTACCTTTTTTGTTTCAGGTTTTTGTTTAAATCTTTATTTTTATAATATTGCTGAATACCAATTTGAATTTCCTGATTCTTTTAGATATTCTATTGTTTTTTCCAATAAATCTTGACCTTCATCTCTTAAATCTCTAATTTCTGTAGGTAAATCATTTAATACGAAATCTGTTCTATTATGTCCTATATAAATTAATGTTAAACCTAACATAATATCTAAAAATTCTTGATTTTGATAATCGATGTCATCCAAAATAGGAGAACACAAACATTCTATATAACATCTTTGTCTGAATGAGGTTGATAATACTTTTCTTGTATTATCAAATTGCCATTGAAATGGAATTCTAAAATCTTCTCTATTATCAACAGGAAATTTTCTATAATCTAACATATAAATATCTTTTATACTTTTTACTTGTCTTAACTTACCAAATTCATCTTCTATTTTTTTTAATTGTGTTCTATAACTTGAAATAAAAATAGGAATAAGTATTTCAACTTCTTTATATTGTCCATATATATTTAATGCTCTATTAACTAAACCATCTAATACAGGTTTTTTAATTTCAAAATTTTCAATTCCTATAAAATATTGATTTGAATTTACAAATATATAATCTATTAATTCTTTTTTAGTCATATTTAACCTCTTTATTTTTTATAATATTTTTTATTATTTAATTTTATTATATAAATATATTATAAAAAATAAAAGAGAAAAAATCTCTTCTAAATTATAATAATTTATTTAAAAAATTACTTTCTTCTTGATTTTCTTTAATATCAGTAGATTTAACATCTACATCAACCAATTTTTCTAAAAGATTATTACTTTTTTCAATTTCTTTTTTACTTTCATCTATAACATTTGTAAGTAATGATTTCCAATCAATGTGTTTACAATCTACATTTTTAATAGCATCGCACACGATTTGTTTTAATTCTTCTGGTTTTTTAACTTCATCTTGAATCATAGTATAAAGACCTTCATCATTTAATAACATAAGTCTTAATTCTTCTTGATCAATTTTAGATTCTTTAATACCTAATTTTTCTTTCATTTTAGATTCTACTAATTCTAATTCTTCTTCTTTAAGAACATAAATTTTTTCATTTTCTTTTACTGCTTCCATAATTTCAGTATAAGTTTCTTCACTCAATGCTTCTTTTAATGTTTCTTCAGTTTCTTTAATAATTTTATCTTTCATTTGAGATTCAATTACAGGAAGTTGACTTTCTTCAATTACATATAATCCTTCAACTTCATTTTCTTTTAATTTTTCAATAATTTTATCTTTCATTTGAGATTCAATTACAGGAAGTTGACTTTCTTCAATTACATATAATCCTTCAATTTCACCTGTTTTTAATTTTTCAATAAATTTTTCTTCAACTTCTTCTTCTTTTTCTTCAGGAATTGCAATAACACCATCAATTTCTCCACTTAAAACAGATTCTTTGATTTCTTCTTCATCCATAACTTTCATTTCAATTTCATCTTCTAATGCTTCTGCTAAAGTTTCTAAATCAATATTAAAAGTTTCTGCAACAACTGATAAAATTTCTTTAGTTAATTCTTCTTCAACTTCTTCAATTTTATCTTCATCTAAAACATAATGAGTTTCTTCTAATTCTTTAATTGCTTTTTTATTAGCATTTTCGATAATTTTTTTAAATTCTTCTTCTTTAAGAACAATATTTTCTTCTAAAATTTCTTTATATGCTTTTGTATATGCTTCTTTTTCAACTTCTAAAAGTTTTTCTGATAAACTATCTTTTTTTCTTAAATCTTTGATTGCCATTTTATATTTCCTTTTTATATATTTTCTTAATTCTTATTTATATTTAATTATTTTAGTATGTAAATTATAAAGTAATTGTTATATTATCATCATCTATAACAATTTCAGCATCACCAAATAAATCAACATTATTTTCTATAAATTTGATTAATTCATCGCTTATAGGATTAACTATTAATTCTGAATCACTTAAAATTTCAATGTTACATTCATTACCAAAATTTTTATCTAAAATTGTAGCAATTTGTTCTATTGTTACAGCAGTTACATTTTTATTATTGTTTGGTTGTCCATTTGGAACTGTACCTAAATCATCAGCTGAACCATTGTTTTCTTCTTTTAATATTTCAGGTACTGATTTTAAATCTTCTTCTACAATATAAATACCTTTAAGTAACAATTTCCAAGTTGAAAATACTTTTAATTCACCTAATTTATAAAAAGGTGCTAAAATCATTTTTAATTTTTGAGCATTATAACTACCACTTTCAACTAATGTTCCTTCATCTACAATCTCAATTGAAGAATCTTTAACTCCAAATTGTCTTAAAATTGTAACAATTTCTTCTACATCAGGTGTAACTGAACCATCTGCTCTTTTAATTACTAAACCTTCACCAATTTGTTTAATAATTAATGAACTATCTGATTCTACTAATTTTTTAATATCTTCAAAATTTATTTTCATTTACTTTCCTTTTTTTCAATTTCATTTTTTGGTTTTCTTCTTCTTCTCGGTGCTTTTGTTTGAGGAGTTTCTTTAGTTTCTTCTATCTTTTCTTCAACTTTTTCTTTAACATCTTCTTCAATTTTTTTAACTACTTCTTTTATATTTTCATCTATATTTTCATCTATATTTTTATCAGTTGTTTTTTCAACTTTTGGAGTTTTTTCAACTTCTTTTTTAGATGATTTTTCAATCTTCTTTTCTTTATTTAATTTATTGAAATCTTCATCTGTAAATGCTTCTATAAAACTTGGATAAGATTTTATTGTTTCTTCACTAACAAAAATATGACTTTCGGGTTTCACAGCTAAAACATTTCCGTCTGTTTTAATAACAGATATTTTCATTTTTGTTCTATTAACTAATACCATTTTATATTTCCTTTTATATTTATTTAATTTTTTAATACATTATAATATTTCAATAAATTATAATATTTTAATAAAGATTTATATATAAAAACTTTTATTATTTATTTTATAATTTTTAACATCTTTTATATATATTTTTATTAAATCTTTATTCTTTGTTTCGTCTTTTTTAATTTCATATAATTTATTATTTTTTATCATCATAACTTTTAGATTATTTTCTAATGCTTCATTGTAAGCATTTTCAAAAATAGATTTAGATTTTTTATCTAAATTTAAATCAAAATTTTTAATCATATCTATTTCCTTTTTATAATTATATTAAATTTTCAATTAAAAATAAACTAAATTTATATTAAAATTTATATTAAAATTTATATTAAAATTTATATTAAAATTTATATTAAATCTATTTTAATGTTATAATTTGATATTATAATCTGATATTATAATCTGATATCATAACTTGTATTTATAATTACCACAATCATATATAATTCTATAATTATTATCTAATACATTTTCTAATTCAGTTTTATCTTCGTTAAAATTTTCTAATATATTTTTAAGTTTGTGTTTTTGGAATTTAATTCTACTGTATAAATCACCATTCTTAAAATAAAAATAATTTGGATTTGAAATAGATTCTAATTCCATTAGAGAATCATAAACATTATTTTTATAAGTCCATCTCCTATTACCATATGATATTAAATTAGAAATATTATAATTCTTCTTAAAATATTTAATAAATTTAGAAAATAAACCTCTTATAATAGTATACTTCCTAGTTGCAAATCTTATTAATTCATATTCATCTTTTTTGAATCTACTTTTACCAAATGTAATTACTCCAAGTAATTCATTTTTTATAAAAAATCCTAATTTAATTTTAGATTGAACATATCCTTGTAAATGATTTTGTTCTAAAAAAATCTTGGTTTCAAATGTATCTATAGGTTTTATATAACCATTTCTAGCATTTAATTTATTTAATTTTTTAGAATATAATTTAATTGCTATTTTGGATTTCCAAATATCTTTTTTAATTTCATCTAACCATTCATTTTCAAAGATATGAAAAAGATGAATGTTTTTTTCTTCACATTGTATAGTTTTATTTAAATGATAATTTTTATCTAAAATTTCAACATTATTAGGAAATGTTTTACCATAAGAATGATATAATAATCCGTCATATTCAATAGCAAAATTTTTATCAGGAATATAAATATCTAATTCTTTACCATTTAATATTTTCCTATCGTTTTCTATTATTTTACCATCATAAATAGATTTAATATATTCTGCTATTTCTTTTTCCATTTTAGAATTTCCTTGTTCAAAATAAATTTCATAGTTAGAAAAAATATTAAAATATTTATTTATAATGTAAAGTTCTTTGTAATGTAAATTGAAATCTTCACATATTTTAGTACCATTTATTCTTCCTTTTTTAACATAACTATTCAAGTTATTTTCTAAATTATTTAATATATTTTTATATTTTTCTTTGTATTCAATTAAATGTTTTTCTCTAACATTTTTATTAATTTTATTTTGAATTTCTTTATTTTGAAATGGTCTTTCTACACCATATTTTAATACACAACTTTGTTTTCTTTTTTCTTCAACATGTTCTAATTGGAAACTACTTGTAACATTATATTTTTCTTTAAGTGTTTGTTTATTTTTTATCATATTATTGTAATTTTCATTTCCATATCGTTCTTTTTTAGTTTGTTTATTTTTTAACATATTATTGTAATTTTCGTTTCCATATCGTTCTTTTTTTGTATTTTTGATTTTATTTTGTGTTTCTTCATTTTTTAATGCACAACTCATAGAACAATATGTTGTTTTTTCAGGAAGATATAACACATTTCTTTTCAAATAAGATTGTAAAATATTTCTACCACAAGTTAAACATTTTTTGTCTTTATTTCCTTTATATTTCCACAAAAAATTATTTATCATAGATTTTGTATTAATATTTATTTTAATTCTTGATATATATTTACCATTATTCAAATTTACTAATTTTTCTACATATTTTTTATCTAAATTTGAATTTGAATTAAAATCTAAATTATTTTCTATTTGTTCTAAACAATATTTTTGAAGACAAGTTTTTTTACAAAACAATTTATTGTCAAAATTTATCATTTTCTTTCTGTTATTGTATTCTTGATTACAATAATTACATTTTTGCATATGTTTTCCTCTTTATGTTTTAATAATTTCATGATTTCCCCATAAGGGGAAAGAATAAAGATTCTCAATTATCTAATTATTAGATTGTTGCATTAAGAATTTTAATTTTAGTACTCAAGAAAGGATTAACCGATTTAATACCACACATTGTAGCAGCAACTTTTTGTGCCTTTAATGGGTTGTGATCTTGTCCATTCATTTGATTACTAATGAATAATGGCATATATGGTGCATATACAACTGAACTTGAAAAACCATCATCAGATTTTGTAGCCATAATCATTTCATCACTTGGCATTACTAATGACCTAATTACAGGTCTTCCATCTAATGTTCCATATAAATGAGTACCACTTGATGCTCTAACATCTGTAACAGGTACAAATCCAGGCATTGCTCTTAATATACCAGCAACATCAGAACCAACAATATATGAAATATTCCCAGTTAATTGCCCACTTTGAGCAAGAATTGTGTTTTCTGCTTGTGCTAATTTTGCTGTGAAACTTAAAATGTGTTCTGTAAAACTTACTCCACTTGGTGCTTGTTTGTCCCAAGTTAAAGTACTTGCAGCACCTCTATATAATTCTCTAACAACTTTAGCACTTAATGTAGAATTAAGCTCATTAACTAAATCCTGTCCCAAAATTTCTTCTGTATTCATCGAGAATCTTTTACTCATTTCATAAGATTTGAATACTTGATGTTAAATATCGTTCTCGATACCTGAAAAACAAATATCAAATACATTTATTCTAATAAAGAATGTTGTATTTTAAGGTATTATATTTCAAATACCTTATATGATGTTATATCAATATTATTTAATTTTTTATAACATCATATAAAATATTTAATATAAATTAGAAGATAAATATCTTCTTAATCTATATTTGTGTTTATATTTATTTAATTTTTTCTTTCATAATTATATTAAAATTTTTATAAAAAATAAACTCTTTATTCATACTTTTATATATATTTTTATTTAATTTTTTTATAATATGATTTTATAATCTGATATCATAATTTATATTTATAATTTCCACAATCATATATAATTCTATATTTGTTATTTAACATATTTTCTAATTCTGTTTTATTAGGATTAAAATTTTTTAATAAATCTTTCAATTTATGTTTTTGAAATTGTTGTCTTGATAATAATTGTCTGTTTTTAACATAAAAATAATTAGATTTAGATATAGATTCTAATTCCATTAGAGAATTATAAACATTATCTTTATAAGTCCATCTTCTATTTCCATATGATATTAAATTATTTATGTTATAATTCTTCTTAAAATATTTAATAAATTTAGAAAATAAACCTCTTACTATTGTATATTTTAGCACACTAAATCTTATTAATTCGTATTCATCTTTTTTGAATCTACTTTTTCCAAAAGTCATAACACCATATAGAATATTATTTATAAAAAATCCTAATTTTATTTTAGCATTAGTATAACCTTGTAAATGATTTTCATTAAGAAATTCTTTTGCTATTTTGGAATCAATTTCTTTTATAATTCCATCTCTTCCATTTAATTTATTTAATTTTTTAGAATGTAATTTAATACTAATTTTAGATTTCCAAATATCTTTCTTGACTTCATCTAACCATTCGTTTTCAAAGATATGAAACAAATGTATATTATTTTTTTCACATTCAATTGTTTTATTAATATGGTAATTTTTATTTACTTCTTCTATATTAGAATAAGAATGATAATAAAGACCATCAAATTCTATAGCAAAGTTTTTATTTGGAATATAAATATCTAATTCTTTACCATTTAATATCTTTCTATCATTTTCTATTATAGTGTTATTATAAATAGATTTTACATAATCTAATACTTCTTTTTCTACTTTAGAATTTCCTTGTTCAAAATAGAAATCAAAATCAAATAATTCACTAAAATATTCATATAAAATATGTATTTCTCTATAATGTAAATTAAAATCTTCACATATTTTAGTAGCATTTAATCTGTTATTGTTTATATATTTATCTATATTATGTTCCAAATAAGTTAAAATATTTTTATATTTTTCCTTAAATTTATTCAAATTATTATTTTTTTGAATTTGACTTATCTTTTCTTTTATATCATTATTTTGAGATGGATATTCAAATCCATATCTTTCTAAATTGGTTTTTTTCATCTTTTCTTTTATATTATTATTTTGTGTTGCATATTCAACTCCATATTTTTCTAAATTAGTTTTCTTTATTTTTTCTTTTATGTCTTCGTTTTTAATAGGACTTGTTACTCCATATTTTTCTAAATTAGTTTGTTTTATTTTTTCTTTTATATTTTCATTTTGAAATACATTATCAACTCCATATTTTTCAATAATTGTCTCTTTAATTTTGTTTTGTATTTCTTCAGTTTTAATAGGATTATCAACACCATATCGTTTCAAATTTGTTTCTTTAATTTTATTTTGAATTTCTTTAGATTCTAAAGGTGATTCAAATCCATATTTTTCTTTAGATGTCTTTTTTGCTTTTTCCCTAATTTTATCAGATTGTAATGGAAATTCAACTCCATATTTTTTCAAATTAGTATCTTTAATTTTATCTTGTATTTCTTTATTCTGTATAGGACTCTTACAACCATATTTTTTGATATTTGTATCTTCTATCGCTTTTACTTTACATTCTTTTTTACCACAAGTTTTATTATTAGTATAATATATAGTATTACAATAAGGACATATTTTTTCTTCATTT